CAATGGTTCAGATATTTTGATAGAGACATAGCAGAGGGTATTACAACAGCAGGTCAGTTAAGTATTAAATGGGTTGAAAGAGCTGTTAATGAATATCTAAATAAATTGTTAGAAACAGAAGATGATTATGTTGTCGCGATTGATACTGATTCGATTTATGTCTCATTCGAAAATCTAATTGATAGAGTCAATCCGAAAAATCCTGTAGAGTTTCTAGATACAATAGCGAAAGAAAAAATCGAACCAATGATTGATGAATCGTATGAAGAACTAGCTTCTTATATGAACGCTTATCAGAACAAGATGCATATGGGTCGAGAAGTCATAGCAGATAAAGGTATCTGGACAGCAAAGAAAAGATATATTCTTAATGTACATGATAATGAAGGTGTGAGATATAAATCACCGAAACTTAAACTCATGGGTATAGAGACAGCAAAATCATCTACTCCGATGTGGTGTAGGAAAAAACTTGAAGAAGGTATCAAAGTTTTGATGAATGAAACTGAATCTGATGTTTGGCAGTTCATTACAGACTCTAGAAATGAATTCAAACAATTACCGATTGAAGAAATATCATTTCCAAGAGGTGTTCAGAATGTCAGTAAATATTACAACGCAGCGTCTGTATACAATAAAGGGACTCCGATTCATGTAAGAGGTTCATTACTGTACAATAATTATTTGTATAAATACAATATAGACAAGAAATATCCTGTCATTACTAATGGTGAAAAAGTTAAGTTCTGTTACTTAAAGTTACCAAACATAATTAATGAAAATGTAATTTCTTTTGTCTCAGTTCTACCAAAAGAATTTGAACTAGAACCATATATTGATTATGATACTCAATTTCAAAAAACATTTGTAGAACCGTTATCAGTAATATTAGACAAAATCGGTTGGACAACAGAACCAGTGAGTTCACTAGATTCATTTTTTGGGTAGGGACAATAATGTATAGATATAAAGTAGATGTAACCAGAGTTGTAGATGGCGATACAGTAGATGTCGATATCGACCTGGGTTTCGGTATGGTTTACAAAAAACAAAGAGTCAGGATGAAAGGTATTGATACACCAGAATCCAGAACAAGAGATTTAGAAGAAAAGAAATTTGGTCTAGCATCAAAAGAATTCTTAAAAGCACAATTATATGGTCAAGAAATTGAATTGGTTTCTCATGATAAAGGCAAGTTCGGTAGAATACTTGGAGAATTATTTATAGGTAGTAGTGCCTATAGTATCAATCAAGTAATGATAGATAATCATCATGCAGTTTTATATGATGGTCAGTCTAAAGAAGACATAGCAGCTAATCATCTAAAAAATAGAGAGACCTTGACAGAATCAGGATTGCTAGTATAATAATAGTATGAATGAAATTTCTTACATATTTTTGTGTCTACACTTCATTTCATGGACTTTTTTAATTTTAATGTTAATTGAAATTAATTCTTTGAAAAAAGAAGTTAGACTAATAATAGATTTCGAATCAACTTTGAGAAAGAAAAGACAACAGATTCGGAGAGAAGAAAAATAAATTGGAGATATTATGAGTTATTTGAAAAACTTAGTTAAGACAACTGGTAATGAGTTCGCTTCTATTGTAAAAGAAGGTGTACAAGCAGCCGATGTCAGTGGATACATTGATACTGGTTCTTATATATTCAACGCATTATTATCAGGGTCAATATATGATGGATTACCTAATAACAAGATTACAGCATTAGCTGGTGAATCAGCAACAGGTAAAACATTCTTCGCACTTGGAATGTGTAAACAATTCTTAAATGATAATCCTGATTCAGCGGTTATCTATTTCGAATCAGAAAGTGCAATCACAAAAGACATGATCGAAGAAAGAGGAATTGATTCTTCTAGAATCGTGATTGTACCTGTAACAACAGTTCAAGAATTTAGAACTCAATCTATTAAGATACTTGATCAATATATTAAAGATAAGACAGATATGAAAATGTTATTTGTTTTAGATTCACTTGGTATGTTATCAACAACTAAAGAAATTGAAGACACAGCTTCTGGTGCAGAGACTAGAGATATGACTAGAGCACAATTAGTCAAAGGTGCATTCAGAGTTCTTACTCTTAAACTTGGTAAAGCAGGTGTTCCATTAATTGTAACGAATCATACTTATGATGAAATGGGATTATTCGCGAAGAAAGTTATGGGTGGTGGTAGTGGTCTTAAATACGCTGCATCATCAATTATTTTCTTATCTAAGAAAAAAGAGAAAGATGGTAAAGATGTCATTGGTAATATTATTCATTGTAAGAATGAGAAGTCTAGACTTACAATGGAAAATAAAATGGTAGATGTTATACTTAAATATGATTCTGGTTTAGACAGATATTATGGTCTGTTAGACTTAGCAGTTAAGTATGGTATCTTCAAACAGATGTCAACTAGAATAGAATTACCTGATGGTACAACACAATTTGGTAAGACTATTAACAATAACCCGGAGAAGTACTTTACAGAAGAAGTACTTAATCAATTAGATAAAGTAGCGAAAGAAGAATTTTTATATGGCAACGCGATTAGAACAGACGATACTCAAGAATCTGATACAGAATGAAGAATTTACTAGGAAAACTTTACCTTATATAAAATCTGATTTCTTTCAAGAAAGAGATGAAGAATTTCTCTTTAAACAAATAAGAGAATACTTTCTAAAATATCAAACATCACCAACACCTGAAGCTCTCATGATAGACATTGACGAGAAAGAGGGTGTGGATCAACAACTATTATCAGATACAGTTGTATTAATTCAAGAGATAAAACAAGATTTATCTGAAACACCAGATGAATGGTTGATAGACTCAACAGAAAAGTGGTGTAAAGATAGAGCAGTATACAATGGTGTAATGAACTCTATTGCAATCATTCAAGATAAAGAAGGTGAACAAGGTGCAATACCTGATATTCTAAGAGAAGCATTATCAGTTTCTTTTGATAGTAATATTGGACATGATTTTCTAGAAGATTGGGATCCAAGATATGAGTTCATGCATAGAGAAGAAGAACGAATACCTTTTGATTTAGAATTGATGAATACTATAACTAAAGGTGGACTTCCGAACAAAACATTGAATATTGTTATGGCAGGTACAGGTGTTGGTAAATCTTTATTCATGTGTCATTGTGCATCAGCAGCATTACTTCAAGGTAAGAATGTATTGTACATAACAATGGAAATGGCAGAAGAAAAGATAGCAGAAAGAATCGACGCGAATCTTTTAGATGTCGGTCTTCATGAACTTAATGATTTACCGAAGTTGATGTATGAGAAAAAGATTACTAGGGTTCAAGAGAAGACTAAAGGTAAATTAATTGTCAAAGAATA